ACACGCGGAGCCGGTGGGCCGGATGCGGAAAACTTGGTGAGCCTATGTCGCTTCCATCACACTGAAGCACACAACATGGGCATCCGTTCGTTTCAGTTGCACTACAATTTCGATTTAAAAAGTGCCGCTAAAATCATTTTCCAATCATACTTGGACTCGCTTCGCGGCCAAGACTTCGCTGAAGAGATACAGGCCGAACACAACTTATTGCTATCTCGCTTCCATAGCGTAAAACAGCAAACATTGGAAATGGGCGAAATGCTCATCGAACTCAAGGACAAGAACAGGGGCGGCAAGAGAGGCTTTGAATGGTTGGGATTTCAAAGCTTTGAGCAGTATGTGTCTGCTCCAGTGCTGAGCGGTGGGCTGAGCATTGCTCCACGAACTGCGTTTAGGGCTATGCTTTTCTGGCGAGCAGACAAGGAGCACTCACAGGACGGTGCGTCTATTGTCGAGTTGGGCGTAGCTAAGACCAATATGATCAATCCATTACTGGAACAGGCCGCAACGCCAGAGGAAAAACAAACGATCATTAAGACGGCACAGAGTTTGAGCAGTACTGACTTGGTATCGTGGAAGAATGAAAAGCTCGGATACAGAGATACGAGAATGGACTCTCATAAGTGTATTGTAGATCTGCTTGTCGCGTTACTGGACGAACACGGCGTTAACCTCGAAGAGCATGGACCCCTCGAAGCGTGTGCTTGGCGCATTCTGCGCCATACCAAACAGGAGAACAATTCTCATGGCTAAGCGAAAAACAGCAACAGCACCTCGCGCCAAGCGCAAGGTGGTCGAAGAAGCTCCAGATCACTTCGATGAGATGACAGTCGAACTTGAATCGATGTGTGATGTTTCCTTCAACAAACGATACAATCTTTTCTTGGACAAGCGCCCCTACGAGGTGCGTCTGTGTAGTGTGGATGCAAGCAATATACTGGCCTACTTCTTCCGCTCTCACGCCACCAGAGACTGCGAGTATCTCTCTCAATCTAGCTTGATGCATGATCTGGTATCTACAGGCGATTACCCGAATGTAACGGCATTTATCAAGCGCCATGGCTGAACTGAACAACATAAAAAGCCTCAAAACGTGCGGACAAAAATATTCCCGTCCGCGCAATGAGCGCCAGCTGCGTGACGTGTTAGAGACAAAGCCACCGCGATTTGAGTTCGTCAACCAGATCGAAATATATCTACTGGAAGACGATGGCTCGCGCAAGCGCAGGGTCTGTGGCCATCACACCAACCATGCTTTGCCTACGTTTGTTCCCGACGATATGGACAATCCACACGGTTGGATCAACCCACGACAGCAAAGACGATGCACCAACTACGCCGGATACCGCACTGATCACGCAGGGCTTGGCCCTTGCAACCGACATCAAAACTGCTGGTATGCCGGTTGGGGCGGTAGGGCATACAGTAAATCTTATCGACTCGCACATGACTTCGAGGAGTTGGTGCGCAATGAATTTTTAACTGGGGAAACCATGACTGAAAATGCAATCACGGCAGGCGATGCCGCAGAAGATTCACTGGAATTCAATAAGTATCTGGATAAAGTGAAAAGTGAGCTTTCGCCCGAAGATCTATATGACTCGGTTCGATCTCTCTATGAGCTTGAAGCACTTAAGGAGATGGCTAAAGATAAGATGACAGAAGATGGAGTGACTCTTGATCGCATTGAGTCAGTGGCCACTCAGATCATCAAAAGTGCTCAGTATCAAGCAACGACCGCTCGGCGCGATGCAACGATCATGCAGGGAAGGGCAGTTCAGGCCATTGCCCAAGTGATGGTCACTGGCATACTGCATATCGTATCTGAGACCGTAAAAGGAGACGCGGCAGTTGCCATCTTAAAGCGCATAAAAGACGAATTGGTCTTGCCGACTAATGAATTTGGCTATACCGAGATGATACGAAGGCAAAAAGCTGCCGGTATTAGCGAAACTGTATCACAATTAGTAGAAGAAAAGCCATCATCTGATGGTATTGTGGACAAATAGCATCTATATTGTAATATTATTAATATAAAGCATAACTATATTATGCTAATTATGCACTATCTTCATCTTTTTAATAGGGAGTTGCATATGTCCAAAGTCAAACAGATCATCGGATTTGTAGGGCTATTTGTTTTGTCTGCACTCGCGATGGAAGATCCGACAATTTTCATAAATGTCCCATCCCTGCTGATCGTCGTCGGCATGACTGGCTGTGCGCTCTTGTTCACTAATGTGAAGACAGGCACCGCAGATTTCTGGCGATTAACTCGCTTATATGCAATGGGTTCTGGCGGTTTTGGCACCTTAATTGGTCTTGTGCTGATGCTTGTAAGCATGGACGATCCAGCGAAGATCGGACCCGCGATTGCCATATCTATTCTAACTGTGTTGTATGCAGTGTTCATTGGCTATTTCATTGCCTTGCCAATGGAAAATCGCAGCCGAATGGCTTCCCGTTAGAATGAATAAGACGGCTAATGTCTGGACAGATCTGGATCAAATCCTAACGACCTCCATTGAGGACTTGGAAAAAGATCAGATAGGTGCTGAAAAATATCGCGGGGCTCGCAAAGAGTGGAACGACGATGTGGCAGAAGCGGAGATGGAAGTAACTATCGAAGACTTATTGCGCGATGATTACTACCTTGGCCGCTTTAAGATTTGGGAGTCCGTGCGCCAAGAACTGGCCGATATCTGGCATATGCGTTGCGACTTTGACGTGGCCTTTATAGCACATGAAAAGACATTACAAACCGTTCGTGTTTACGCCTTGTCATTTGAACATGCCAAGCGCAAGGCGATTGCTGCTCATCCCACCGTGCATGGCCAAAGCGATGAGGTGACCGTTCGACGTGCCCATAATGTGCATACTGTGGTCATTGAGACGCCCAAGGGGACGGGTAAGGACTTTGAAATGTCATTGGCCATCTGGCTATTGACCAGAGAATTCCTTATTCAGCCTCGCACCGAATTTTTTGAGCCATACAACTTAGACCTCGATACTACCATTTCCATAAACTGCATGAATCGGTCGGAGGACCAAGCGAAGAAGGTTACGTTCAAAGAACTGCTTCCCAAGTTCGATACTCCCTTTTTTAACGATTACTTCCCGCCGCAAATCGACATCTCTGACATGCAAGACAAGCGACAGTATCCGAGCGAACTGCGTTTTCCTCGTAACGTAGTCATTTTCCCCGGCTCTGGATCGGCTGCTACGGGGCTTGGTTATTGCATTGGGGCAGGGGTGATCGATGAGGCCAATTTCATGGAGAGGACGGGGTCATCTAAGCGAGCCCTGACTGGCGCCGATGAGTATGATGCGGCAAGAGAGGCCTATGAAGACCTCTATCAACGTCAGGAATCCCGCTTTGGCGCTATTAGACACGGGCAAATGTGTTTGGCTGGATTGATTATTGTCATTTCTTCTTCCCGTACCACCAATGATTTTACGCAGAAAATGAAACGCCGCGCCCATAATGATCGTGGGATATTCTACACGAGCAAGCCGTTCTGGGAGCGCAAGCCTCTAAATCTTAGCGGAAAGACGTTTTCCTTTGATGTGGATAACGTCAAGGTTGTCAACTCTGCCAAAGCCGAGGAAACACTTGAGGCCGTTACAGCTGCGTAGTCGTACTTGTTGAGGTTTGCTAATGGAAGCCGAAGAAAGCTTTTCAAATACCACTACACGATTGAGCAATATATGCATACGCACTGACATCAATGTTGCTGATTCACAGAAGACGCAAAGTGTTCTATTCCAATCGGACCAACACTTTGACTCTACGCATTGCATGCGCGATATGCTGGAGCGCCACCTACAGGAAGCCGTCAGCACAAACTCGCCTATTTATTTCTTGGGTGACTGGTATGATATGATGCAGGGTCGAAATGATCCCCGTCGTTCCAAAAATTCTATGCGTCCCGGCCTCATGGCCGACAACTACATTGATCGGGCGATAGACGAAACCGTGGAATTCTTGACCCCATACTGCAAAAACATTGTCGGTTGGGCCAAGGGCAATCATGAAACCAGTATTTTGCGTCATCTGGAAACTGACGTTATCAATCGAACCATCGAATCATTGCGCCACAAAGGGGCTTCGATAAAGCCGATGGGCTATCAGGGGTGGATCTTTTTCCTCCTCCACCGAAACCCTATATCAAAGAACAAGCGACGGTCAGACACTTACACTATCCGCACTTTTTACACCCATGGATACGGAGGTTCATCGCCCGTTACAAAAGGTGTAATACAGGCCAATCGCAAGGCGGTTTACTTGCCCGATGCGGACATCGTTATCAGTGGCCACACACATCAGCAGTGGGACTTTCCAGTTACCCGTTATCGCATCTCACAGCGCGGCAAGCAATACACGGACACGCAATACCATTTACAGTTGCCCTGCTATTTAGATCCGTCACCGGAAGATGCAGACGGCATGGGATGGGCCATAGAAAAGGGCTATCCTCCTACGCCCACTGGAGCTTGGTGGGTCGATTTCACCTACGCAAAGCTCGAAAACAATCGAATCTTTACCACTGACGTGCGTCGCGCACAATGAGGAGCGTATTATGACCGTTGAAGAGGCTCGTGATCGAGTCGCAATCTTATTGCAGCATGCCCATTCTGTGATGTCTCCAGAGACGCGCAAGGAATTAAATGAGTGCATGCAAGTGCTTGACCCCAACTTCGACCCTACGGTGAACATCCAACGAGTTACTGAATGACCATTATTGTCGAACGGGCCGACAATGCTCGCAGGGCGATAGCGCGGGGCTATCGGTGGCAAGAATACCGCGTAGCGACTGTTCGGTTTGTATCTAAAGAGTGCTTTTCTACTCTCTTTAACACTTCGATGAAGACGTGCTCTGAAGCGATGGGCGCATGGGAAGGAGCAGTGGCAGGCTATATCAATCGACGCAGCGATCATCTGGGACTGCATATAGCCAACATATCCGCGCAGTTGGTTGAAGAGCCCAATGAGTCGAGGGTCGTAGAGGCCAATTTGTGGCGCATAAAAGATCCTATATGCGTGTGGTCTGTGTGGGCCAATCTCGAAGGACCGGTGCCCGAATTCAGGTGGTCTGAACGCTTTATTCCCCTCTTTAATTTCTGGCCTCGCGATCTGGTTAACCCCACGTCAGCTATGCCTGAAATCATTGACGCCTCAAAACTATCCGCGTTTGAGCAGGGACGAATAATCACAAGCGAAGCCATGCAATGATTGTTGAAATACCCATAGAGTTCTATCGCGCCTTTAAGGACAATCCCGAAAGGGCAATGCTGGAGTACCTGTCGATCCCCGTAGGAGCGACTAACCCATACTTCCGCAGTCCAGAACATATCCAAGGGGCGATAAGTAAGGGTGCGTCTATTCCACTGGCCATCGATGAGGATACCTACGCGCTGCGGCCCGACTTTAGGGCTACTAATGTAGTGCCTCGTTACATGCACATTGACTTAGCGATTCGCAGAGATGCCGTGGGTATGTCTATGTGCCACGCAGTTGGCTTTACGAAACGGCAGATGCGCATGCCCGGCGATGAGGAATACCGAGAGATTAATATTCCCAAGATAAAGTTTGATTTCGTCAGTCGAATTAAGCCGCGAAGGCACTATGATGAGCGTGAAATGTCGTTTAATGCGTTGATGTCTATCATCGAACAGTTGGTTTACGAGCGTGAATTCAACTTACAAGACGGACTGATTACGTTTGACCGTTTTCAAAGCCACCAGATGATCTCCAATATTCGCGGCATGGGCATTCCTTGCGGCCTACTCTCTGTGGATCAAACATCCAACAAGGTCATGATCGACTTTTCAAAACCGGAGATGATCCGCAAGGAAACAATCAGTCGAGAGCCTTCAGCTGCAATGGGCGCATTGCGCGATGCGCTACACGAATCGCGGGTAATATTTCCACAGATGACCTTCTTTGATGAGTCGCGTACGTGGATCGAAAAGGAAATGGACGAGGCTCAGTTCGATGGACAAAAGGGCAAAGTAGTCAAAATGGAAGGGGGGACGGATGATGTCCTCCAAAGCGCAGCGGGTGCACTCTTTAACTGTATGAACAATGCTTCTGAAATGATCGATCCAGAGGAACTATCAGCCTTTGACCAGCAATCAGAAGATGAATTTTATGGAAACTTGGGCATCGATTCGATAGCGGACAGCGACAATGAAGATGGGTTCGTAGAAGACTCGTTCGGAGTAGAAGAAAACGATCTATCTCAAACCATGAGCCTAGAAGATTTTCTGGGAAGATAAATTATGACCGATTCAACTGGATTCACCGAAGATTTAGCAACAGAGCTTGGACGAGTTGTCGTTTCCGAAGTTGGCGCTCTCGAAGCGCGAATACGAAGCGACGTAGAAGAGAAGATGAAGGCTGAACAAGACGAAAAGATAAATGATGCCGTCTTAGACGCCGTAGCAGAGATGGGAGCCGATGTAAACAGGGGATATACAGACACCAGCGGCGGCATGTTGGAATTTGGCACAGGCGATGTCACGTTAGCCACACAGGCCTCCCAACTACTCGACAGCCGATGGAAGCCTCTTGTAGTGTCATCTGACAGTGTGGATGACAGTTCCATCAAGCAGGCTTTGACCGAATTCTTCGCTGGTGGTCCACTCGGATCGTATGCCGTTGGGTCCGACGAAGACTCTGCGGTGCTGGTTCAGGTGATGGAAAGCTGCCATCAAAAGGCGAAGATCGATCCACACGCCAAATCCATCATATCCAACCTGACCAACTATACAGTGGGAACAGGCCTTGAAATTTCTTGTTCGGTGCAAGAAATAGAAGACGAATTGCGCTCGTTTGCTTCATCCAATCAATTACACAGTCGTATAAAACAGGCCGTAAAAAGCAAGTTCATTCACGGCGAACACTACTTTTTCTACTACATAGATCCCTCTACAGGCGACGTCCACTTACGCGACCGGACGAAGCCTTATGATATACGCTCTATCCAAACGCATCCCGAAGATACAGAAACGCGACTGGCCTACGGTAAGCTGATGGAAAACGATTCTGTAAATCGCATTTCATTTGACACAGACAGAGACTCTGCCAAATACGACTGGTATGCCGACATCGACTATTTCGAGCAGAAAGCTTTGCCCAGTGGGGCCGTTGCAAAAGGCACGGGCCGCATGTCGAATCGCAAGCTCGTTCAGATGGTCAAAATGGGCGCAGGGTCGGATGTGCGCGGAGTGCCGTTAATGTATCCAGTATTGCGCTATTTGAAATATTACGAGGACTTCATAACCGATAGGATTATCCTCAATCACGAACGCTCTAAGGTGGTCTGGGTGCGCCGTATTAGCGGCAATCGAAAGCTGGCTGGAGGAAGGGCGCAGCGCGGCCCTGTGGGCGGTCAAATCTTAACAGAGACCCCTCAGATCGAGTGGCGCGTGATCAAGCCTGAGATCAACGCTGACGATGTTACCGAAGACGGACGGCTAATACGATTGGCTATCGCCTCTGGTGTGGGCATGCCAGAGCATCTGCTTTTCCAAGACCCGTCAAATCAAGTGTATGCCAGTATCCGCAGTAGCGATACGCCCTTTGCTCAATCGATCCGCTCGTATCAGTTCGATTGGCTTAAAGACCTTGAAATCATGTTTCGTGTCGTTTTACGTGAGAAAGTGAGGGCGGGAGTACTGCCAGAGAAAACAGAAGTAGAAACCTTTACCATGGAAAGCTATGATCGATTGGCCGATGAGATTGGCCCAATGGTTCGCGCTAAAGCTCCACAGAGCGAAATCATTCATGCTGTAGCTCAAGTTGGCGAAGAGGTGCCCACTGAAACCGTTAG